CCGAGAAATGTATATATTAACTTTGATTTACATGAAGTTAAATAATTTATGAAGACAATTAAAGTATATTTATCCAAACCAAAAAATCATCCTTTTCCTATATTTTCTTGGTTAGTAAGATTAGTAGAACATACTAAATATTCTCATTTTATAGTAGGTTGGTATGATGGTTATCTAAAAAAAGAAATTTTTTATGAGTCTACTGGTTCTGGGATGAATTTTATTAATAAAAAATTATTTTTAAAAAAACATAAAATTATAAAAGAGTTTAAATTTAATTCAAAAAATATATATGATATAAAAAAATATGCTCATGATAATGCAAAAAGAAAATATTCAATAAAACAAATATTTGGTTTATTTATAATGAGACTTTTATCTTTATTTAATATAAAAATTTCAAATCCGTTTAAAGATGGTCAGTATTCTCAAATTTGTGTAGAAACTGCAGCATACTTACTAAGTAAAGGAAAAATTATTAATTTGCCAGATAACATAGAAGATTATGGTTTAGTTGAATTAGAAATTTTATTAAAATCGATTAGGTAAGTATATGGCTAGGCTTAATAGAAATAGAAAAAATAATAAATTAAAGATTAAAAGTAAGATAAGATTAACTGATAAACTTTTATTATTAAATATAATCGCAATATTATCTTTACATTTTTCTTATCATGAAATAATAAATTATATACTTTTTGTTTTAAAACTGTTAGGAGTGTAAATGTCTACTAGTAATGTTGGTAGAAAAATTAATCCTAGAAAAGTTGTAACCCCTTCTTACGGAAGCAAAGAAAACAATAGTGAAAATACTATTAAAGTATTGGAAGAAAAAATGTCTTATGTAATTGATAAGATAGATAAATTGCAAGATGAAATTCATTCTTTGTCTTCAAAAATTACTATTTCTAATAATTCTGTGAAACAAAATTCAAAAAAGAATGACAATAATGAAGAAAAAATAGATAAAGTGGAACAAGAATTAGAAGAAGTTAAAATTAGCATTAAAGAAATTAAAGAAGAACAACATAGTAAGTCTAAATGGTTTTTTAAGAAATAGGAATATCCATGAAAAATACCTCGAAAAAAAATACATCTAAGAAAAAAGAATTTAATAATAGAATTAATGATAAATTTAAACAAGCGTGTAAAGAATTCGAAGAGATGACCGAGGAAGCTGAGGAGCTTTTTGATAATTGGAAAGAAAAGCTTAAAAGTGGAGAGAAGTCAAATGCAGGATAGCAACAAAGATATGGAAGTTAGAGAAAGGTTAGTTAGCTTGGAAACAAAATTAGCCTTTATACAAAATTTGTTAGAAGAAATCAAAAGAGATTTAAAAGATCAACCCTCAAAAGAACACGTAGAAGAATTAGAGGAAAGAATTCAGAAATTAGAAAAATCTCAAAATAAAGTTGTTATAAAAGTTGGGATAATTTCTGGAATATTAGGAACATTATGTGGTTTTTTATTTAAAATCTTTTTATTGTAGGGGTTAAGATGTCTAGAGTGATAAGTCCTACTGCAGGTACGAGAGTAGAACCGAAAGATGGTTATTCTTTTATTAGAGGTACTACTGCGATTTTTAAAATTATATTTACCAACGAAGGAGTTCCTACTACATTAGACGCAGGAACTAAACCTGTAGCAAAAATATTAGCTCCTGTATTTATTTCAAATACTAGTGCTCCTATACCTAATATATTAGCGAGTATAGAAGGAGAACAAGTTCCAGGACAACAATTTGAGTGGCAGTTTAGCTGGGATATTCCTGGAAGTCAAACTCCCTTAGATAATTATATTATAAGCTATCAAGGACAACTTGGTGGTCAAAACTTTAATTTTGGTGATGAGTTTTTTACTATATCTGATGCCGCAGGATCTTTAGGAACAAAAGAGCCGTCATATGCTAATGTTGATGATGTTAGAAAAAAGAAATTTAATATTGACGATTATCTTCCAAAAATATTTAAAAAAGATTTAGACTCAAGAAATCAAATTATAGAAGAACATATTCAAGATGCAAGTAGAAGATTGAGAGAGGAATTAAATCTCAATAAATCTAGAGGAATGAGTGAGAATTATAGGTTATTTGCTATTTATTATACAGTGTGGAGTATATTATTAGCAGCCAGAGGAGAAGATGGAAGTTCTATATCTGATTCTAATATTGAATTCTGGCGATCAGAATGGGAAAGAATTTTGGCTCAAGAAAAACGAGAGAGTGTTTTTCAAGGAATTCCTGTTGGACGTGGATAATGTCTTATAGAATTAAATTAACTTCTAATTCAGATAAAATTGCAAAAGATTTTGATGATTTTAGAGATTCTATGAATAAAGCAGTAGAATCGGGGTTAGACAAAACTTTATCTAAAACTGTAAAAGAATTGAGATCCAGATTAATAAATATAATAACTCAACAAGTAAGAGTTTCAGAAGATGTACAGACTCAGGAAGGTAAAAAGAACATTCCAGCATCTATAAATATGCCAAAGGCAAAATCAGAAATAATAAAACATATATTTGGAGAAGATATAACTAAGTCTCAATTTTTTAGGAATTTAAATAAAGATAAAACTGTAGATGATAACTCTAATATATTTGTAATGAAAAAAGGTCTTGTAAAAGTCTGGCAAAAAGTTAGCGATTCATCTACGTTTTCTTCTGAGTATAATAAATTTAGAAAAAGGCTTAGAAAAGGTCTCATAATTGACGAAAAAACAGGCAGAACTTATAAACTAAATCCTAATGATGTAGAAGGTTTAAAATTAGAGTGTAGTAGAGATACTGGACAAACCGTAGACAGTGAAAAGAAATTTGAAGCCTATAAAAATTCTAAAAAAATAAGCAGAAGAGGAAGAACTCCTGAACAAAGAGTAGCTGTCTGGACTGTCAAAAAAGAAGATTTAAAGAAAGCAGTGAATAAAGCATTAGCAGTAGATGGAATCATAGACAAAATTATGGAAGGAGACTATGATACTGCCGCTAATTTTCTTAGAAGTATGAATAAAGACGGACAATTTAATGAGTCTATAAATAAAATAGAGGAATTAAAAGATAATAAAAATTTACCAGAATCTACAGAATCTTATACTAATTTGATCTCTTTGGCTAGAAACTTATCTATATCAAAAAGATCAAGTAAGAATAAGATAATTTATACTTTATATTCTTCTTATAATCCTGAAGCTGGAGAATCTAAAAGATTCTTTGATAGATTAAGAATAGAAATAGGAATGTGGATTGTAGAGAATGAAGATAAATGGTTTAAAGCTATTTTTAATGAGATAAAAAAAGCACTGACTGAGTACGATCCAAAGGCTACCTTTGAATAAGGAAATATAATGTCTGTAACTATTTTTAAAGATGTAGAAGAAGCTTTATCTAGAGAAGTCAGAAGAATAAGTTTTCATGAATCTAGAACTGTAGATAAAGTAGTAATGGAAGACACTTTTGATCCTTTCACAGGGGAGATAATTTCTACACCAGTGGAGCCTTCTTTTTATGACAGTAGTGCTGATGCTAATAATATTCAATATCCACATTTCTTTTTGAGATTATTGAGAACTAGACACGATAGATTTACTAATAGAGTAGTACCTCCTTATGGAAAGTGGTGTAGAACTCCGGTTAATAATTCTCCTAAGGCTTTTGAAATAATAGTATCAAGTGCTGACGGTTTAATTAACTCTGCAGGCAATGAATTAGTAACAACTATATTTCAAATTAATAAAGTAAAACCCGGTTTTCTACTTAGAATGCTAAGTGGAAATAACAAAGGAACTTATATAATAGATTCTATAAATGCAAGTGGTTCAGGAAATCACTCTATATTTGTGTCTTCTACATTAGTTGAAAATCTTCCAGATTTTGAATTCGATAATAATTCAAGAATAGTTATTTTTAATGAAGGTGTAGATTTATCGACAATAGAAGTAGGAGATATATTTGAAGACGCTAGTTCAAATACTTTTAATATTACTGCAGTTGATGCTGATGCCGGTACTGTTACTATTGATGGAGTGACTAATCCAGATACTAACTCAGACTCTAAAATAACTAGAAGTGGAAATATATTTAAAACCACAGATTTGTCTTTTGCTAGGTTTATAGTTATGGACCCTTCTAAACCAGTAACTGTACCTACGGTGTCAGGTCCTCAACAAGCTTCAGCAGCTACAGTAGGGGTCAGTCCTGAAATTCCTTTAGATTTGTATTATTTAGTTAGAATAGATTCAAAGACTAGGGAAAATCACATAGCAACATTAAATAGAGTTTGGGAAGAATTTAATCCTCCTAGAACTGCTTTGCCAGTTATTAAGAGGACAAAACTTAGTGCTGATGAATTATTGACTGAAGATGTAGCTTCAGGTGGAAGCAGCACTATAAAAGTAAACACCACTAATTTAAACGTAGGAGATAAAGTATTTATTTTTAATGATTTGACTCCTACTAAAAAAGTAAATGGTGAAGGTTTTCAAACACCGTTTGAATCTAAAGTAAAATCAATCGTATCTACAACCGAAGTAGAATTGGAGGATGTAGTCCCTGATTCTTTTAAATTAGAAAATTGTGCTAGGATAGTCAGCAATGCTGAGTTTAGACTCTTCATGTTCCATTTTGTAGACCATGTAACTAAAGATATAGAAGGAGCCCAATATTGGGTTCATGAATTTACTTTTTGGGTACAAGTGTGGATTAACAGACTTGAAGAACCTGAAACTCTTAGCACCATCACAGACATTGCAACTCAGATGGAAGATTCAGATTCAAATATAATAATAGAAGATTCTTAAAGGAGTAAGAATAAATGGCCTTATTAAACACAAATCAAGGCCCTGAAAGGGTACAGGTATTTAGTCAGCCCTTAGGAACAGTTCAATTAGCTGGAGCATCTACCTCTGTAACTGCTTTCTTGATTAGTACCTCCCAAATGGGCGCTCCTGTAAATACCCCTACAAGGGTTCAGAGCTTAGAAGAATTTGAAAATACTTTTGGCGGTCCAGATGAAGTAGCTAACGACGCATATTATGCAGTACAAGGTTATTATGATAACGGCGGTTCTGGAGCAGTAGCTATTATAGTTAACGTAGGAACATCACCAACAGCAAACGACTGGATTGGTAGTGCTTCTGATAGTTCTGGATTAAGAGCACTTGACGCTCAAGATGACCTAGGATTGGTAACGATACCAGGTCTGCCTCTTGAGACAGCTTACTTAGTTCAGCCAGCTTTAATTGATTATACTGAAACCGTTAGAGCTGAGTTCGGAGCTACCTTGTCCACTTCATTTTCTTTAATGGCTATGCCAAAAGAAATTTCAAGAGCAAATACAGACGAAGATGTAACTACTGTAAAATTTATTTCTAGTACTGGAAGTGGACCTTATGTGGTCACGGTAGAAGACACCGTAGGAGGCGGAACAGCAGATTTATCTAGTGTAACTGCAGGTATGATTTTAGAAGATGCCTCAGGAAGTTTTACTGCTAGTATAAGTAATGTTGATGACGGAAATGATGAAATAACAATTGATACTGATCCTTCAAGTTTTAGTGGAGGAGATGATGTATTAATTAAAATTCCTTCTGCAGTTACTTATAAAGAAACTGTAATTAATAATCCTTCTAAAACTACAGGTTGGTATTTTAATAACTTGAACGTAGTTGATAGAAGTTCTAATGCTAATCCTGGAGATATTCTTGCTGTAGACCCTGTAGGTCACGTAGCAGGGGTTATTTCTAGAATTGATTCAAATGTAGCTATTGGAGGAGTTTCTCACGCTCCTTCAGGGATTCAATTTGCAGGATTAGCTGGAATCACAGGATTAAGTTTAAGTTTGTCTGAAAGAGTTGATGCAGAGCCTCTTAGACTTAATTTTATTAATAGAATTACATCTTTTCCTGGTTCTGGAAATATCATATTTGGAGGATACACAGCAGATTCTGGAACTAGTCCTACATTTACAGCAGACGAACAGCTTATACAAGTTATAAGATCTGTACAATTTATTAAGTCTTCCCTAGAACGTGGATTAAGAGGATTTCTATGGGAAAACTTTTCACCCGAAACACAAACTCAAGTAGAAAGAGCAATTGGGTCGTTTCTGAGAAACAATATTTATCTGTTTCCTGCAGGACTTCCTGAAGCTCAACAATTTAGAGTTATTAGAGTTGAACCTACACAAGATGAGTTAAATCAAGGATTGCTGAGGGTTCGTGTTCAAGTTAAACCTAATACAGCCGTTAGGTTTATTGAAGTTGCACTTGAGTTTCCTCTTCCTAATGCTTAATTTAAGGAGTAAATAATGGCAAGGAGTTCTACAGTAGATCCAATGGAAAAGTTTAGATTCCAAGTGCTCTGGACTAACGACGGAGATTCGGAAGGTACAGCTCTGTCTCGTGCAGGTTTTCATGATATACAAATGCCAAAACGAAGTACTACAAAAATTTCGTATCGTGAAGGTATTGATCCTGATATAAATCAACTTGCACCTGGTTTAAGCACTATGGAAGATATTCAAATGAGTCGTGGAGTCATAATTGATGATCCTAGTAATGAGTTTTATAAGTGGATGAGTGCTGTGCACAATCCAACTTCTGGGCATGAAGGTAGAGAGCAAGTTTCTGCTAGACGTTCAGATGCGGCCTCAGCTAATTACAGGAAAGACGTTACAGTTCAAATGCTAGACAGAGAAGGTAACGTTGCACGTCAATGGACTTTGTATAATGCGTGGCCACTTAATTTTGTACCTGGAGATGATTTAGATGCCGGTGAAGACGGCGATAAGTCTTTAGAACAATTGACTCTAGGTTATGAAGATTTCAAAGAAGAAACTCCAGGCGGAAGTGATGCCAAGGAAGTTTCAAGTTCTTTAGGATAATATTTTATTGTGACTGGGGAGTGTTTAACTCCCCTTTACACTTTTGAGGTATAAATGGCTAGATCAAGTACAGTAGATCCACTAGAAAAATTTAGATTTAGAATTACAGTTATAGCTTTAGATTTAAGTGTAACTGGGGCTGTTGATACAATAGCTGGTTTGTCTTCTGGTGGAACATTCGCAAAAGAAAGACTAGCAGTTATTTCTAGAGCAGGGTTTAATTCTGCTTCGTTACCTAGAGCTGACGTAAATGAAATGACTTACAGAGAGAATATTGATAACCAGAGATATATAAAAGTTCCTGGTTTAACTAGTTATAGTGATGTTACTTTAAGAAGAGGAGTCACTGAAAATAGAGATCTCTACGATTGGTACAGACTTGTTAACGAGGATCTTGCACTTTTATCTGTAGCAGGAGAGCTTAACAAAGATGCTCAATTTACTCCAACACAAAGTAATAATTTTAGAAAAGATGTTATAATAGAAGTACTTGATAGAAGGGGAGAACCTGTTAAAGCTTGGTATTTATTTAATGCCTGGCCTAAATCTTACGCTCCTGGAGATAGTTTAGATGCTTCGGCTGAAGAGAAGTTAGTAGAAAAAATAACTTTAGCTTATGAATTCTTTTTAGAATTAGAAGGCGGCCCAGATGGATTTGCAAAAGAAATAGCTAAAGGATTAGCTACCGTCGCCGCAGGAACGGCTTTAGATAAGTTTGGACAGGGCGGATTAGGCGGCGGCACTTCTGGTGCTTTTTAAATCTAAGGAAGGACGATAAGATGGCAAGACCTAGTAGTTCAGACCCTTTGGATAAATTTAGGTGGGCAGTTAGTATAGATGGTTTTTCTAGATTAGGATTTACGCAATGTGATGTACCCTCTATGACAATCAACACTAAAACATATCCAGAAGGTGGAGATCATTTGCATCCTAAGAAGATAGTAAATTCTGTAAGTTACAAACCTGTTACACTAACTAGAGGGGTAACTAAGGATGAAAGTTTTTATGGATGG